TTATTGCGGCAATTCATAGTTCCGGATCAGTAGTTCCGTCACTTTCTGTTGTTTATCAGCACCCGAAATAGTGTAGCTCGTCTTGACCTCCTCAATGGCGTAATCCCGGAAGAGCTTCCGGATCTCCGGTGTGTTGTTTATGGACATGATAAACCGTCCCTGGATCCCTTCCACCACATCCCGGAGCTTAGTGAAGTCTTCACGACTGAATATCCCCTTGCCGTAGTCTTCCTCGCAGCCGTGATAGGGTGGGTCTATGTAGAAGAAGGTCTCAGCACGATCGAAGCGTTCAATGAGCCGTTGATAGTTCGTGTTCTCAATATAGACCCGTGACAGACGCAGATGAGCAGCGGAGAGTTCTTCCTCGATCCTCAGCAGGTTCAGAGATGACGACCTTGTGGGCCCGATGCTGAATGTCTGCCCTATCACCTTGGCGCCGTACCCGGTCCTCATGAGATAGTAGAACCGCACGGCCCGCTGGATGTCTGTGAGAGTCTCCGGGTTTTCGGCCTTAAACCGGGAGAATTCCTCCCTGGCCACGAGAATCCATTTCAGGTAACGAATGAACTCCTCCAGGTGGTGCTTGATAACCCGGTACAGGGTCACCAGATCCTTATTGATGTCGTTGATGATCTCGACCTTTGATTCTTCCTTCTTGAACAACAGCCAGGCGGCCCCTGCGAACACTTCGTAGTAGCAGGTGTGCTCCGGGATTTTGGGGATTATTTTCCGGGCCAGAAGTGATTTGCCGCCGTAATATGATAAGAAGCTTTTCATGGGTGAGCCCTCCTGTATCAAATAGAGTTTGATTTTGCCGGGGGTTCCCTGCTACATTTCTTCAATCCTAAGGCGGATGGTAGCGGGTTATCCCGTCAAGTATCCCTGAGCTTGTTTGAGGGAGGGCCAACTCCCTTGAATACTGTCCGTCTGTCTTATTCCGGTATAGTGGGCCAGACCGGGTTGTCGTAGTCGATCGACGCCGGCAGATCCCGCAGTGCCTGCTTATATGCCCGCCAGGCTGTCTTTTGCTCTTCAGTCATAGATTCCCACTTATCGGCGTTGCAGTGCTTAAGATCTGCGGCATCGAGAAGCTGATCTCGTTGAGGCCTGATCACGCTATTCAACCAGGCTTCCCGGTCCAGCACGTATTCCGATCCGGACCACACATGGTAGACCGATGGCCTCGGATCGTGGTCTGTGTCGGTTGCCTCTGGAGCGGTACCGAGTTCATCGATGATGTACTGTGTGCCATCCTGTTTCCACCAGGTCGATCCGCGGTAGTCGGGGACAAGAGCCCATGCACCAGATTGATATACTGCCGCCTGGTTGCTCCCGGGTACAGGCGGCTCAATAGATGTAGAAAACGCCGGTAGCAAGAATTCTCCCGGTTCAGCAGGACTCGGATCGGCAACACCTTTTCCGACATATTCACCTGTAATTGGATGGTAATTGTATACTTGCATAGAATGATCTCCTTATTTGTATTTGATAAATGCGTAAAATGTGATGTTACGGGTAAGGTTTTCTGGCCCGTAGCCTCCTACTGAAATCCCCGCCGTGTTTGTCGCAGCGTTCGACGAAACGATAATTATCTGGTTTCCGCCGGTGTACCCCTGGGCGACTAAATCGCCTACAGCGTGTACGTGTTGTTTCAATATGCCTGCTTGCCAGGACCCGAATATGCGCCCTGAGTCGACCCCTCTGCCATCATCAAAAAACCTCGGGTATTCACCCCGGGTGTCGGGTACTCTGAAAGTAGTTGTTCCATCCCCGCTGCTGAACGCGCCAGTATTACCAGGGCTCCACGACGCCTCTTCCACTACGACCGATTTGGCCTGTGCCCAAGACCAGAGACCTGCGTATGCGGCCCGTGACAGAGATGCGCCGTTCAGTTTTATCTCGTCATCATGGGGTGTGGCCGACAGCGATATCCGGACATCCCCGACACTGGTTGGTGCTGCACCGATCGTCTGAAAGTTCGTGCCGTCATAGACGACAAGAACGATCTGGCCGTCCTTGATGTCCCCGGCTGCCAGATCGACGTCAGTGCTTTTCTTAATGCTTTTTGTTCCGAGACCATTGATGTCCAGTGTTGATGCCCCGGTGTTTGTATTCGCCGCCTTGAAGAATATCGGCATGCCCGTGATGTATTCGCTGAGCGCGGGATCGAGAGCGATCGCATACGCATCAGCCGCTCCGGTATCAGCGGCATAGGGCAGCGCGCCTTCTCCGTCCGCGTCCCTGCCGGTATGGTGATGCTTATTGACCGCATTGAGAAATTCCGCGGTCACCACGGTACCCAGTATGCCCTGTGCCGGGTTGCCGTTTACGAACAGAGTTTTAGCCATGTGTTCCTCCTTTAACTGTAATCAAAGACGATGTAGGTGTGCGCCGGCTTCAGATCATTCAGAATGTTTTCCAGTTCCGTGACCGGCGGCCACCAGAGGATCCGCTCTCCGGCAGCCGACTGGCCGGCCGTAAAATAGTACAGGGCCTTGCCCGAGATATTGACCCTCCAGATCCACCACGATTCTTCCACATAGAGCGGGTCTCCCGCTCTTCCCCAGCCGGCCATAAACGGATACAGCTCCTCGACGGTGATCGTGTATCCCATCGACTGGGCAAGAAGGGTGAAGTAGGGGATGCTAAGTCCACCTATCTCCCGGAGTTTCCTGATGACCCTGTCCCGTCGCAACTGTTGCGGATCATCCGCTCCTGGCGTTAGGCCGCAGACCCGTTCCCAATCGGGCAGGAGTTTCATGCTCACGTCCGGGAACATCTCCAGGAGAAGCTGCTCCGCCCTTGTTTGTGCAAGGTCAAGGTGGGCCCCTTCAATCTCGATGTCCCTGTCAAAGACCCCGGAGAGCTCGGAGGGGAAGAGGAGCCTCAAGACGTCTCTATGTAACATCAATAACCCCCGGCCTGATGATCTCGTCGCTTGCGGGTGTGACGTCGAGTGCCGGCGTGACAACCGTCGCATTATCGGCCCCGTTCATCATGGCTATCTGGACCAGCTTCGACCGGTACAGGGTTTGACCGGGTATCAGCGTTTCCATCCAGGCCGCGATGTCCGAGGCCACCTGTGTTTTGTTGACGTCGCTGCCGGTTACGGTTATGTCCACGTTCTCCTCCAGTACCGAGGGGGCAAGGACCCGGACCGCCGAGGCCGTGACCGGACGCACATCGTCAATGTGATCCTTGACCAGCTTTACGAGGGACGTGACCGTATACCCATCGCCGGATTCGGTGAATATGTCCGTGTCCAGGGTGAGCTGCGTCTCGCTGTCCACGGAGACCACCTTCGCCGTTGCGAGGGATGACGTGTTACCCGCCAGGTCTCCCTTTGTGACTCCCGAGGTCTGGAATGTGGCGGCTGTGTCGATCAGCTTTGAAGCAACAACGGAGGTGGCTGTCCCCGTGAGGGTGTCGTAAGATGAGGGCACCTGGGCCCCGGTGTTCGTCTTGTTTGCCAGGATGATGACATCCACGGTCCCGAGGCCCTGGGCGAGGGGAAAACAGTAAGCCGACGCCACGTTGTCGATCTGAAGGGCCCACTTGATGTAATCGTACTTGTTCCCGCCTGCGGGCGGCCGCCTGATGTAGTCGAGGAACCGGCCGAGGTATGCGGCGTCTGTTTCGCCGTACGTCCGGGTGAGGCCGCGGACCCATGCGTGATGCTCCAGGGCCTCGGTATCCGCCGTATCGGGGAAGATCTGCTGCGAAATCCACTCCTGGTAGCGATAAAGGCCCCAGTGCGCCGACGCCAGGCAGGCGCTCTTGATAAAGATGAGCGAGCCCTGCGACGTGTCCGCCTCGGGGAACTGGTTTCTGTAGTCCGTCAGGATCTCGTTGAGAAGCTCGTCAAAGTCCTTTTGAAAATTCATACAACCTCCACAAACCGTTCGAAGGTGACCTGGCGGCCGTCTGCCTGGGTGACCTCAACAATGAACTTGAGGCGGTGAAGATCCTGGGTACGGTCACGCTGGGTGTGTACGTCTATTCTTGTCGCCCTTCCTGTATCCATGAGCCACCGCAGGGCCTCCTTGCAGTATTCTTCCGCCAGGGCCGCCGTTTTCTCGGTGTTCTTTGCGCTCTGCAGGAGCTTGTGCCGTTCGCCGAAGTCGGGGTTCTGGTCCCCAGATCCCCGCCTCCACAT